TGACGGATTTTATACAGGTGAAGATAATTGGAGTGAGTTATTAGACTTTAGCAAAGATTATGAAGTATTGCCAGTTTCCGAACTTGACACCAAGCGTTATGAATTTTGGAATAAACAAGATAGCGACCAATATAATGACGCTTACTTTAAACAATATAAACAAACTTATGGTTTTGGATATACCGATTGTGTTAGTGAATTTGTTAAGCCCGTTAAAAAGACTGAGTTAATTTATGCACCTACTCCAATTGTAGATAATCAAGTTAACGGATTAATATTACCTAAGATATTCAAAAACGACAACGGAACTATCAAACCAATGAAGTCAGTAATACGCCAACTTTATAGAGGTGGTAATATTAATATGTCTTATGGTGGTTGGAAACTAAGAAGCTCCATAGCCGGTGATACGGTTTACAATTACTATCCATTCGTGGGGGAGGTTGATAATCCTTACACACCTACACTTAGTATAAATTGGGATACGCCACAAAAGGTTTATTACAATTATATTAATGCTACTTACACCAATAACAACTTAAAGAATAAATACTATTCTAAAATGATTAATCAGTTGAGCGATAAACGTTCGGCAGTTGTTAAGGCTTATTTTAATCTTAATGAATTAAAGGTTAAAGATTTTAGTTTTAGAAAAGTAGTTTGGGTAGATCATTTTAACTGTTACTTCTACATTCAAAACTTCGAGTACATAATGAATACTCAACAAAGTACTTTAGTTACTATGTTGAAGTTACAGGAATATGATACCTGGCAGTCAAACACAATAGAATTACCAAACGAAGACCCAAGCGAATTAAATAGAATAGTTAACGGTAATTACTCTAATGGAATAAATAACACTAACAACGGTAACGCATCTCATATAGTTAATGGCAGGGGTAATTTTATAGCAAGTGGCGCAACGGATATTCAGTTAGATAATTGTACTAATGTAGTTGTTAACGGTGATGTAAGTGCTTTTAGAGGGATTGGATTAAGTAATGTTGTTATAACTAACGCTTTAAACAATTCAACTATTGAAGCACCCATCGTTCCAATATCAACTTTAGTAGATATAACTTTAGATATTACTTACCACAATAAAACGGTTGAAGTTGATGCAACGTCAAATGATATTACCGTTTATTGGGATGTAGCAACAATGACGGGATGTCGTGTGTATATTAACAGAGTTGATAACTCAGCGTTTAAAATTTATATAAACGATGCAGATGCAACGGCTCAATTCATTGGTAACGCTATCCCTTATGATTTAGGTATGGTACAATGGGATGGACTTTTATTAACTTCTAATTTAGATAGTGGTGGTGTTAAACAAATTAAACCTTTAGTGTAATGGCATTTGTAAGAACAATAATAAGAAAAGCAGGAACTCTAATAGGCGTTAGACGTACTTTAAATTTAATCGAGGGGACTAACGTAACATTAACTATTGCGGATGATGTAGCAAACGATAGGGTTAATGTAACCATTGCCGCAAGTGGTGGTAGTGGCTCATCACCTGACTTAGTAATTACAAAGTACGCACCTGCTTTAGACCAAACAATTACAGATGGTTATTGTGCATACTACTCTGGTTATTATGAAATAGCAAATACTAAATTTTTAGAAATAGGTAACGGTTCAACTTTAGAAATAGGATAATTAAAAACATAAAACAATGGGATTAAAAATGACAAAAGGGGAAGCCCCCTCAACACCGGTAAGTAACAAAGTAGAAATTTTTATAGACAATAACAATAAAACTTGTAGTATAGATGACAAAGGCGTGATATCCGTTTTTAATCACAACGGATTAGATGAGCGCAATATACTTGTTAACGGTGGTTTTAGTGTTCAACAAAAAGTTGCAGTAGCATCAACGGCTATTGCAGGAGTATCAACAACAACTCGTGGTGGTGTAGTTTCAGATGCTTGGAGTGTTACAACCTCAGTAGCATCAAACTTAAACTGGCAGCAAGTCGATACTGGCTCAGCACCAGAAACAGGTGTAAATGCACGTTATTATGGCTCTATAATTTCTGCAACTGCTGGTAAAAAAGTAATGCTGAGCCAATGGATATTAAATGAAGATATGCGTCACTTAGTTGGTAGAAAAGTAAGGGTATCAATTAAACATAATAAGAAAGTAGGTACTGATTCAACCTTTAAACTAGGATTAATTCAGTTAACAAGTGCAGGAACTATTGATACATCACCTGCTTTCTTATCTGGCGCATGGTCTGTAACAACAGGCGTAGACCCTGCTTTTAATACTAACTTAACAGCTATCACACCAGATGCAAGTCCAACGGGAGAAAATGGAACTATAACAGGAAACTTTTTAAATGTAAACGTAGCCGCTGGTGTATGGACTAAATCAAGTTGTGTTTTTACCGTTCCAACTAATGCAAAAAACTTAGTAATGGTTTTCTTTAGTAACGAAACAGGCGGAACTACCGATAACGTATCAATAGCAGAAGCTCAGATAACTTTAGGAACTGAACTTGTCGATTATTTAGAACCACTTTTTGCAGAAAATATTAATAGATGTTTAAGGCGTTACTGTAAATCATTTCCTTTAACAACTGTCCCAGCTGCATCAATAGCGGTTGCAACGGCTGGTAATGGTGTAACCGGAATAATAGGTAAAGCAGGCGCAACAGCATTAGCTTGTTTTATTAATATTAAATTCCCTGTTAGAATGTTTAAAGTCCCTGCCGTTACTTTATACACACCTGTTGGTGCTGGTGCAGTACCTTATAGAATAAGCGGAACAACCCCTGCCGTTCAAACAACAGCGGCACAAACGGGAGTTATGGATTATGGCTTAGTAGTATCTGCAACAGGCGATGCTAACGGAGCGATTGGCGATTTAGTAGGTGTTCATTATGCAGCAAGTGCTGAAATAGTAAATTAATCATGGCAGAAGAAAAAGTAATAGGGTTTAAACTTGAAGGAATAGAAAAATCTATCACCTCAATTAAAGAATTAAAAGCCGAATTAAAAGCGGCTCAATCCGCTGCCTTAAATGGTGATGGTAAAGCTGCTAAAAGAGTAGCCGAACTAAAAGATAAAATGGATGACTTAACCGATTCCACAAAGTCTTTACAAGGTTCGGGAGTTGAAAGAATAACATCTGGATTTGATTTATTAGGACAAGGGTTTAAAGACTTTGACTTTGATAAAATTAAGACAGGTTTTAAAGGATTAGGCTCTGCAATGTCCGCTATTCCTATCTTCTTACTTATAGAGGGTATAATGTTATTAGTTCAGAATTTTGAAGAAGTAGTTAAATTCTTTGGAATTGGTGTAACTGAAAGTGATAGGTTAACGGCTGCGTTAGAGAGACAAAAGAAAGTTAATGAGGGTTTATTTTCTGTTCAGGAAAACGCTATTACTATCATGAAAGCGGAGGGTGCTAGCATGAAGGATGTGTTAGATGCTACTGAAAAACTAAATGCTGCTAAAATTAAAGCTGCTAAAGATGACATCGAATTACAAAAGTTAAAAATTAAAGAGGTTTTTTTAAATGATAGTATTACAGAAAGTTTACAAAGAACTGCGATAAGTGTTTTAAGAGCGCAAGGCAATGCTAGGGATGCTGACTTATTAGAAGCTAAAATTCAACAGGATAAACTTAAAAGAGCATCTGAGTTTGGGGATCAAATAAGAACGGATTTAATTACAATATCTAAGTTAGAAACTGAAACAAAGTTACAAACTATTGATGCAGAGAAAAAACAAAATGAAAGTTTAAAAAAATTACAAGGTGATAGATTAAAAGACAAAGCCGAAGCGGCTAAATTAGAGCGTGAACAATCTATTATAGATGCTGAGGAGTTATTTAAACAACTTTCTTTACACCAAGATACCGAATTAGCTTTAAGAAATAAAGCTCGTAAGGATGAGTTAGATGCTGAAAAAGCAGCACAAGAACAACAATTCCAAGATGGTTTATTTATTGAACAGTTTATAAAAGATCAAGCGGCTAAAGAAATTGAAATAGAAAAAACAAAACAAGCTCACAAACAACAAATTCAAATGCAAGCACTAAACACTGCTAGTCAATTAGTAGGTTTAGCAAATCAAATTGCAGGCTCAAATAAGAATGTACAAAAAGCGGCATTAATAGCAGAAAGTGCAATCGGTCTTGCTAAAATAATTATATCTACTAGGGCAGCCAATGCAGCTGCAGCCGCAACGCCACAAGCTATTGCAACAAGTGGGGCAGCTGCTATTCCTGTAATTGCTTTTAATAATATATCCGCAGCTTTAGGTATTGCAGCTACAATCGCTGCAACTGCTAAAGCATTAGGCGCATTAGGTGGTGGCTCTGCTGGGGCTGCACCATCATTAGGAGCTACACCGTCCGCACCATCTATGCCTGCTGGCAATGGCACGCCATCAATAGCAGCACCGCAACAAAACACTACAACCTTTACAGGAAACAATAACAACAACTTTAACCAACCGCCTATTAAAACATACGTAGTTGAAACAGACTTAAGAAATTCAACAAACACAATAGACAAGATTAAAGACCAAGCTACATTCTAAAGTAAACAAACTAAACAATTTAGTATTTAATAATTATGGAACTAATAGATTTAACAATCGAAGACGATGTAAAAGATGCAAGCGGTGTAACTGCCATTGCAACCGTAGATAGTCCTGCCATTGAACAAGGCTACTTTGCCTTTGGTTCTAACAAAGAATTAAAAACAATCCGTATTACTTGCGGCTCTCAAAAAGGAAACTTTGCAGCTCCTACAGGCGATAGACAAATACTTGCAGGTGCTTTAATGATCCCCGACATGGCTATTCCTAGAATAGACGAGAAAACAAAAAAGGAATACAACGTTAAATTTTCATCTAAAACTATTGAGCAAATAGTTAAGAAACACGCTAAGTTAAGTTATGCCAATAACGTTAATCAAATGCACGATAACACACGCATGATTAACGATAGCTACTTATATCAATCGTTTATTATTAATCGTGCTATGGGTGTTAATCCGCCTTTAGGACAAGAACATTTAGTTGACGGTACTTGGTTTGGTTTTATTTACATAGGTGATAAGAACGTTTGGGACGAATATATTAAGACGGGAATATACACAGGCTTTAGTGTTGAGGGTAATTTTTATGAAAGTGTGGCTACTGAATTAAGCGACGAATTTTGCGCCCACCTGTTAAGTGTAATTTTAGAGTAAACAAAAATAAATCTTAAGTATTTAATAAGTATGAACGATAAAAAAACATTTAAAGATTTGGTAAACTCAATTTTATCACCTGAACAAAAGGAAACTTTTGCAAAGGCTTTTAAATTTGAAACACCAATTCCAGTTGTTGAGCCAGTTAATAACGCTGAGCCTGAGACTGTTCCGCCTGTAGCAGGTGAGATAAAAACAAAAGATGGTACGGTAGTTAAGTACTCAACACCAATGCCAATCCCTAACGAAACAATCGTAACTGTTGTAACTCCCGATGGTGAGCTTCCTGCTCCTGCTGGTGACCATGAATTAGAAAATGGTGATGAAATTACAGTTGGTGATGCTGGTCTATTATTAGAATACGAACCTACTGAAGTTGTTGAGCCGGTTGCACCTGTAACTCAAGAAGCTATGGACGCTGCGGTTAATGATGTTAACGCTAAATTAGATTTGGCTAACAAAACTATCTCTGCTTTAGTATCTCGTTTTGATGCAGTTGAAAAAGACAATACAGAGTTAAAAGCAACTTTAGCAACATTCTCAAAAACATTTACTGACCTTTTAAGTACGCCAATGGCTAACCCTATTGTTACTCCTGAGCGTTCTTTTTCAAAGCAAGATAAAATGTTTAGCAAATTAGGATTAAACAAATAAATATAAACAAATAAAAAAAACAAAATAAAATGGGATATTCAATAACAGCTCCATCGTATGTAGAGCAACCAGAACAACTGATTTATCAAAAACTTTTCTCAGGTTCACCAACAATGGACTTAGTGAAAAACAAACAGACTGGCATTAAGTCGTCTGAAACTATTAACGTGGTTAACACTCGTGGTGTATTTCAAGCTCAATCATGTGCTTTTAACGCATCTGGTTCAACTACAATTACTCAACGTACTATCACAGTAGGTAAAACTAAAATTGATATGCTTTGGTGTGAGCGTGACTTAGAGCCGTATTTCACTCAAAAGAAATTAGCTGCAGGTGGTGATTATGATTCTTTAGCTTATAGCAAAGAAATTATCGACGACACTATGCAACAAGCTAAAGAAGATATCGAAATTGCTTTATGGCAAGGTGACACAACTTCAACAAACGCTTACTTAAATCGTTTTGATGGATTTGTAAAAATCATTGGTGCTGCTACAATCGGTGGTACTTATTCAGGTACTGCATGGTCTGAAGCTAATAGCCGTACTGTTATCAAAGGTTTAGCTACTTTAGTTATTGCTAACAATGACGTTTACCAAGGTAACCCAACTGTCAAAATGTTAATGTCACCTCAAATGGCTGCAACATACCGTTTCAAATTACGTACTGATAACTTGTTTAATACAACAGGTGAAGAAAGTAAATTGTATGCTGAGGGTGCAAACATTGAAATCGTTGAAGTTGCTGGTTTATCTGGTTTAAATTACATCTATGCTATCGAGCCTGAAAACATGTATATTGGAACTGACATGGCTAACGAAGAAGAGAAATTCAAAGTTTGGAAATCAGATGACGATCAAAACTTAAAGTTCCATGCTGAGTGGAAACTAGGAGTTCAAATCGCATTCCCTTCAAGAGTTTACAAGTATTTAGGAGTTTAAATAAATTGAGGGGTAATTAAGTTTACCCCTCTTAATTAAAAAAATATAAAAACATGGCATTATCAAGTTGCCCGATAACATCGGGAATAGCAAGAGATTGTAGAGATGGTTCACCCGGACTTACAAACGTTTATGCCGTAGAATTTTCTAACTATACACAAGGAACTATTACCGCTGCAAGTGGTAGTATTACTAACGTAGCTTCTTTCTTAAACACAGGAAAGAAAATGTGGGGTTTTGAATTTGACTATGGTAAAGCGAATGAGACTGAGGTGTTAACCGCTAATACAAACGGAACATTAATGAATGCAATTACTTTGAATTTATACATTCCAAAGAAACAAGCTGCTGTGGCTCAACAGATTTTATTGTTAGCAAAGCAAGATACTATTTGGATGGTTAAGGATAAGAACGGTGCATTTAGATTATTAGGACAAGAGTTCGGAATGAGAATTACAACTGCAACCGCTGCAAGTGGTGCAATGGGTAATGATGATTCTGGATATACAATCGTATTAACAGGTGAAGAGAGAACATACGCTAACGTAGTTCCAAGTGCTTTAGCTGCTTTACTATTGATACCTGCTTAATTAATTCTTTAAAATATAAATGTAAGACCCACCCTGTAAGGTGGGCTTTTTTATTTAGTAACATTTGTAACTTTTTAGTATTTAATAAGTATATGATGCAATTAATAACAGGGGCTAATACTATTGATATTTCGGTAACGGAAAATTCAACTATTGCAAATCCTCAATTTGTCTTTGTATTTATTAATGATAACACAGGTCGCAAAGTAGCGTGTACAAGTACTTACACTAACTTAGATAATAATAAGCAACGTTTTGTTATAACCGTTGGAGCTTCTGTTCCGTTAACTGGCAGCGTTTTATTTGATGACTATGGTAGTTATTCATTCTACGTTTATCAATCGGCTAATGCAGCCGCATTCAATTATGCAAATATAAATACAACAGATATTAGAACTTTAACAGGTGAAGTTGGAAATGGCAAGGCATGGTGGAAAGCACCCTCAGTAACTAATATTTATTATAAAGATGTAAGAACATCAATCGTAACAAATGGGCAATAATATAACACAAGTCGGTAACCTTTTACAAATAGAATTTGATAGTGCATTTTCGCCTGCTATCAGAAAAATATCTAGTGGCAAATATCTACAATGGGGTGAGCATAACTCACATCCTAATTACTTATTAGAACTATACAATAGAGATGCCGTTCACGGTGCTATTATAAAGGCTAAGGCGGACCATGTTTATGGTAGAGGTTTATGTTATGACGAAAGCAAATTAACGCTATCACAGCAAGCGCAATACGATAAATTCTTATCACACGCTAATCGCTTTGAAGATTGGAACTCTTTATTTAGAAAAAACGTAACACCATTTGAAATATTTGACGGTATTGCTTTACAAATAGTTTACGATTTTAACGGTAGAATAGCAGAGGTTTATAACCAAGAGTTTAGCAAATTTAGACGTTCACCAGATGGTAAAACTCTTTTCTATTGTGAGCAATGGGTTGATGATAATGGTTGTGTAAATGACCAAGCACATAAGCATAAATCATTTATTGAATACCCTATTTTTAACCCTAACATAAGAACAGGAACTCAAATACTTTATTACAAAACAGAAGTAATG